GGTAGCCTAAGAACTGGTAAGCCAGGCCCAGAACCCCAACCCAGCCGACAGCAGGACGCCAGCCAGAGACAAATAGGCTGCTACTCGCCGCTTCAATCTTATTGACATCCACTTGCGCGAGGTCTGTAGTCTGGTCGATGCGCTTCTCTTCAAGGTCGAGCTTGCGCTCCTCCAGCGCCATTTCAAGGCGTTCCCGATCCGTCGTGATGAGCGAATCCGCAACTTTCCCGACCCCCTCAATGATTGACCCAATACCGATCAAGTCCATCAGACGTTTTCCGTTCGCGCAAGTTCAGCTTGCGTTCTTGCTGCTACTGCGTCATTGATTAAATCAAATACCCCAACATGGGTTGGTTTGCCTTGTTTACTAATCTGTACAACCCATTTTTTTGTAGCTTTGTGCCAAGAAACGCCCTGAACACCACTAGTGTTGTCACTACGAAGCGAAGCATTCTGGGCGTTTAATTCTGCTGACGCTAGTCTAAGATTATCAATTCTGTTGTCTGACCGATTGCGGTTGATGTGGTCAAGCCATTCAGTCGGCATATACCCGTGAACGTAAAGCCAAGCTAAACGGTGGGCTTTGTATAAAAAACCTTTGAGCCTAATAACCAAGTAACCTTCTTCGCTCAAATGACCGCATGGTTTTCCCGGATACATACTATTGAAAACTTTTCGCCGCCTTTCGCTCTCAAAATGCTCTAGGGGCCTCACTTTCCAAAAAAACGCTCCCGTTTCTGGATTGTAGTCCAGACACTCTTTGATATACGTTTGCGTCAAGTCCATTATTTAAGTCCTTCAAGGGAGCGCCGCACCCAACCGAGGAGAAATTTAGATTGCGAACGATCTTTCATACAGAGATTCACATACCGCTGAATTTTTGCTAACGCATACGCCGGCAAAAACTTTTCAGCAGTACAGATATTCAACCGTTCAATGGTTTTTGGTCCGATTGCGCCGTCCGGGGTGACTCCGACGATGAGTTGGGCGAGCTTGATGGCAACTCCGGTTCCGGTGTTGACGCCAAAGTTGAAGATGGTTTCTGCAACAGCTTGTTCCTTAATGTCGTCACCTCGGACACGATCCCAGAAATTAAGTTTGTAAAATTCACGAACCAGAGGAGTAGCCGATCCGAAATCCTTGCGATCAATGAACTGCCACCCTGCCCAGTCTGGATTTGGCTTTCTTGCGATTCCTGCATAGGTCATACCTCCCCGGTCACCGGGAATATCGGTTAGTTGGTATCCACCTTCGTCGTGGATCATTTTTTCAAAGGCGGGGTTGAAGTCAGCCATTTTTTGCCTTATTTATCTGCTCCCAAGCCGCTTTCATCTTTTCTTCCAACACAGCAACGCGCAGGTCAAGTTTAGACAGCACAACAATAAGCGTGATGATAGCCAGCAGAACCGGCCAAGCCTTAAAGAAAAGGTCGACCACTTCCATTATTTTTTTATTCGTTCTTCAAGAATAACAATTCTTTCACGGTTGACATGGATTAGTTCGCGGTTTTCATTGATCTGCTTCTCAAGGTCTTGTCTGAGTTTCTCTCTGGCAAGTTCCGCACCGGAATTGGCCGCTTGCTTGTTATCTGATGTGACAACAAGACTAATCTTGGCGTTGAGTACCGTCACATCGTGCGTCAGTTTATCGAGCGCAGACATCAGGTACACAACGCAAGTGAAGAGAATTGGAAGCACCGCAAACGCAGTCTTCTCAATGAGTTGACTTTTGGCTTCCAATTTCTCCGTCATAGCGTAGTGACAGAAGAGGTTAGAGATGTGGCGGCGTCGGTGAGTGTGGTTGCTGCGTCAGTTAGAGACGATGTGGCAGAGGTTAGAGTAGACGTTGAACTTGTCAAAGAGGAAGCTGCGTCAGTTAAAGTTGTGGCTGAATATGTAACCGAAAACCCACCAACGGTGTAGGTGCCTGTTAAAGAACCATTACCGGGGAGTTTGGCAAAAAGAAAATCAAGAGATGTAGAAGGGTTGCCGGGCCCTGTAACATAAATATTACTCGACAAATCAACGTATATTCCAAACCCTTGAGCAGTTGGACCAGATGATAATTTGCGTTGCCATTGAATTGTTCCAGAAGTATTGTATTTAACTATTTGAAATCCATACCCTCCACCTGTATTAACTCCAATTAAATACACGTTCCCAGATGCGTCAGTAGAAATTCCATAACCTTGAGTGTCACCGCTGCCTCCTAGACTTCGTTGCCATTGGATTGTCCCAGAGGAATTATATTTGGCAACTATAATATTATAAGGTGGCGCACTAACATTGTTATATCCAACAACATAAGCATTACCAGACGCATCAACAGCTACCCCTTGGCCTACTTCCCCTCCTCCGCTTAATCTACGTTGCCATTGAATAGTGCCAGATGTGTCGTATTTTGCTAATTGAAGACCGAATGTACCGGGAGCGTCGCTGTAACCGCACGCATAAACATTTCCCGAAGAATCAACCGCTACGCTAGTTCCAACAGATGCAGAGCTAGTTAATCTGCGTTGCCATTGGATAGTGCCAGATGAATTGTATTTGGCTAACTGAAAACTGTAATTGCTAGTAGGTGAAAGACTGCTACCATTGATATAAATATTATTAGACGAGTCAATTGCTATACCATAGCCAACATCTGCCACGCTGCTATACAGTTTGCGTTGCCATTGAATAGTGCCAGATGTATCGTATTTTGCTAATTGAATATCCGAATTGCCGGGGTAATTGTCGTATCCAACTACACAAACGTTGTTAGAAGAATCTACAGCTATCCCAAACACCGTGCTTTCTTGAGAACTGCTTAATCTACGTTGCCATTGGATAACTCCGGAAGAATTGTATTTAGCCAACTGAAAACTAGCTACTCCAGACGCATTGCTGCTTCCAGCTATGTATACGTTCCCAGAAGTGTCCACAGCTATTGCACGGCCTATATCGTTACTGCCGCTTAAAAATCCAATCCAAAACGGACCTCCCATTGCAACGGGCCAAGTCCCAGCGCGAATGTACGTTATCGCTTGGTCAAGCGTCCAGATGCCGGGGGCGGCAGACGTTGTAGGAACTACAGGGGTCTTGGTGATCAACCCACCGGGGTAGCGTCTAGACATTGTTTAAACGATTGAAAGGGTCGAACGGGCGGTTGGCAAACTCAATCTCTTCTGGCGTGGCGTCACGCACTGTCCATGTCCAGTACCAAGTGCCGTCAGTCTGCTGCGGCGGTCCTGCTTCACAACGCTGAGTCTTTGGGTCAAATGCTGGCATATCAACCCACTCTACATGGGCGTAGTCAGCCATACCCGATGGGTCAATTTCAATGTCCCCAATGTGCCGGGGGAATTCATTGGTCGATAGTTTGATGTATGAACTCATTTCGGTTTATAAATTTTGCTGATTTGATTTGTAAGCAGCAATCAAAGACTCATAATCCGCACCGATCTGTGACTTCAGAGCATCACGGACTCGACTAGCCTTGCTCTGCTCTACTTTCTCAGAGCGCAGCAAATTACGGATCTTATCCCGATACTGATAGTCAGCGATTGATGCGACCGTAGCTGCGTCAAGACTTTCTGGTAGTGACTCAGTAGTTGAGTTTTTGTACGAAATCAAACTTTCCGGCCAGTCACCTTGTGGCAGTGCGGTAAGCATCACACCGTAGTTGTCAACGTTAATCTGGTACTGGTAAACCTCCATCTCGCGGTGAAATGCTGCAACAACTAGGTTGTTAAGGTGTTCTTGAGTAGTAATCATAAAAGGTCCTTTAGTTTAATTAAAGAAAAGCTACGCCGTATACATTACCTGTTGGCAGTGTGGACGGATTTGAATATTTAGCACCAAATCCAGCCGACCACGGGTAAGTAGAAACGTACGGGGAAAGATCATGTCCAACAGCTATAGCTGCCCCATTAGAACTAAATGCTACACAATATCCAACGCTAGTTGGTAACGTAGCGGGATCTGCGTATTTAGCCCCAAATCCAGAAGACCATGGATAGGTTAAAATATATGGAGAATCATTTTGTGCAACAGCTATTGCAGTTCCTGCTGGATTAAATGCTACGCTAAACCCAACGCCAGTTGGCAAAGTAGCTGGATTTGCATACTTGGTCCCAAATCCTGCGGACCAAGGATATGTTGAAATATACGGAGAATTGTTGTGCGCAACTGCTATAGCAGTTCCTGCGGGGTTAAACGCTACTCCCCTCCCTTGAGCTGATGGCAATGTAGCTGGGTTTGCATATTTAGTTCCAAACCCGGCAGACCAAGGATATGTTGACACAAAAGGAGTAGTAGCATGTGCAAGTGCTATTGCAGTTCCAGCAGGATTAAACGCCACGCTATTTACGAGGTCGGGTGGCAATGTAGCAGGATCTGCATATTTAGTTCCAAAACCAGCAGACCACGGGTAAGTGGAAATAAAAGGAGTAATAGAATGCCCAATACCTATTGCAGTTCCGGCGGGATTAAAAGCTACGCCAAATGCTTGGGCTGATGGCAATGTAGCAGGATTTGCATATTTAGTTCCAAAACCAGCAGACCAAGGATATGTAGAGATAACTGGAGAGGCATCGTGTGCGACCGCTATTGCAGTTCCGGCAGGATTAAATGCCACTCCAAGCCCAGTGCTAGTTGGAAGCGTAGAAGGGTTTGCATATTTAGTTCCAAATCCAGAAGACCATGGATAGGTTGAAATATATGGGGTAGTGAGATGTGCAACTGCAATAACAGAAGGAGGAGGAGGAGAAGGCCAAGCACCGGCGGCTTGTGCTTGCATCTGCTGAACAAGGGTCCACATCCCAGTGGCTGAACTGGTTGACGTAGTTGGTGGCGTGGCCGATATGACCCCGCCTTTGTAGCGCATGGACATTTTATGAAATGACTTCGTAACTAATGCTATAGGTAATTCCGCTGGCTGTACCCGAAGTCACCGTAATTGAAGTGCCTTCTTGCAGATAAATCTGCGTAGTTTTGTCCACTACAATCAAAGAAGCGTCTGCCGGAACCGAGATGGTCGAAGCAATCGGAAACGCAGTTCCGCCTGATGGGGCAGAGCCTTGAGCTACAGCGCCGTTAGTGTAGATACTCACCGTAGTATCAACAGCACTTGTGCCGTTAACGTTGGCTGCAACAATCTGATTGATCTTGAAAACTTGACCAGATGCTGCCGCATTGGGAAGCAACACAACCGCTGAAGTTCCAGACGGTGTGAGATACGTGGTGGTGCCGAGTGCCGTCGTTGCGGCCAATAAATTTGGGTTTGCCATGACTTACATTCCAAAAATTAAAGTAATCATTGTGGTTTTAGCCTGAGATATACCAGAACCACCGCCCTTTTGAGCTAACAACTGAACAACACCGGCACTGTCCTTATAGTACAACTTGCCATCAGCGGTGTTAATGTTGATTGCCAATTCACCGTTGACTAGGTTTGCCGCCAACGGTACAGCAGCCGCCGTCGTGCTGTAATACAACGAGATTGGTGTGTAATTAGTCTGTGCCATGATTTACCTCAGAATGTCCCGCCGGTGACGCCGTATGCAGTCCCGGTCCCACCTCGATTGGTTGCAACAACAACCCCGTTCCACGTAGCAGACGTAATGGATCCGGGGTAATCAAGCGTATTCGTTGACCAAGATGTGTTTGAAGGCGTTTGATCGTGCCGATCCCAAGTACCCGCCGCTGTTCCATTTGCGGTCAACACTACCGTCACATACGCTCCAGAAGGAACCGACACAACTAGCGTACTTGAATGGTTGTTAACCGTGATCGCGCCAGAACTCTGGTTGTTGTTGAACGAAAAAATGGTTCCCAAAGGCAGTGTCGTTGCATCTGGTAACCGGATAACCTGTCCGCCAGATCCAGTAACTAAATAAACCGGTGTAGACGCAACCGTCAACGTAATCAACGTCCCCGACGCCGCTACGCTCGTAAACCCATTGAAGTACGCATTCGCCGTGATGTTGTTGCTGGCATCCCTCAGCGCCACCGAATTAGCCCCGCTTGATGCCGTTACTCCAGTCCCACCATTGGCAACCGCCAACGTACCGCTAAGAGTGACAATCCCTGTTGTTGCAGTGCTCGGAAGTAAACCAGTCGTTCCTGCGCTAAATGATGTCACCCCCGAGCCGCCAGATCCAACAGACCAAACAGCGGTGGTGCCATCAGATGTCAACACATAACCGTTAGTTCCAATTGGTAACCTTGTGGCGCTGTTTGCTCCATTGCCAATGATTAGATCACCCGTAGAGGTGATCGGAGACAAGGCATTAAACGCCGCTCCTGCGGTTGTTTGACCTGTTCCGCCGTTAGCTATGTTCAGCGTCCCAGCAAGCGTCACAGCGCCTGAGGTGGCCGTTGCTGGGGTTATCCCTGTCGTTCCGCCACTTAGTGACGTAACCCCACCCGCAGTTCCACTACTAGCAGCAGTAATCTGGCCTTGCGCATTGACCGTTATACTGGCCAACGTATAACTTCCGGCCGTAACCGTTGTGTTGTCTAACGAAATAGTCCCGGACGTTGATATGGGGCCGCCAGTCAACCCCGTTCCGGTCAATATTGATGAGACCCCACCAGATGCGCCAATAGCGCTTGCCGTCACCCTAACGGTCTGACCGTTCTGGACAATAGGTACGGCTTCACTGCCAGTAAGAGCACCGGCGGCAGGTAATTGGGTAATCGTTACTTGTGCTGACATTACTCTTGGCTCGGTGGACTTGGCGCAATTGTATCCAAATTGCCGTTAGTTGTCGGTATCTGAG